CCAGTGCGAAGAGCAAAGATGTGGATGTAGTGCCGATTCGGATTATCCGAGTCCCCTGATTGAAAGAGGACTCTTAACGGTCGGATGGGTTGCATCCATTCTGTGAATACATTGTCGGGGTTCATATTGCTTCTTCTTTCGCTTGTAGGGACTTGAAATGTTTGAGAGCTGCACTCGGTGGAGCAAGCTGTGAGATTGGCAGGGTGTAGCAGTCAGTGTTGTAAAACCGATTGGATGGGCCTGTTTCGCCGTTGTCGTACAGGTTCATCATGGTTTCGCCTTCTTGATGAAATGTTGCCATCCTGAAGAACTTGTCCCACGAACATCCGCCAAGAAGCCAAATGGCCTCAGGTGTGCCGGCGACAAACTGGACTCGAGTGAAGAAGAAGAAGTCAGACTTCTCAATATCTTTTTTACGAGCACCAAAATTCACCATGTAAGACATTTTCGGGACAGAGGAACATCTTTGAGTTTTGACTTCTATCGTGTGACCTGAGTAAAGCCTGACATCAGATGAGCGGCCATCATTTTTAAACGCTAAAAGATCGTTATTCCAAAAGTAATCAATAACACCGACTTCACCAATAGCGCCAAGAAGAAGATGTTCTTCTTTGTAATCTGCTCGCTTTTCAAAATGAGTTGAATCAATATCATCAATAAATTGGTGCGCTTCTTCAAGTAAAGAATCGGTAACTTGAACTCGAATCATCAGAACGCTTCTCCTTCGGTCATCTTCTTCGCTTTAAGATCGGCGACCAGTGACTCAAAAGCGAGACGATTAGACGGAACCTCGCCGGCATAACCGAGAGCTCTGAGTAGTCGCCTCTGTCCTTCGGATGCTTCCCAAGGCTTCACAGGCTTCGCAGTCTGCTCTTCCTTCTGACGGTTGATCACTTCCTCAAGCGAGGCCATCTTTGGGAATGACATCATGAGCCCAGCCAAGCGTCCGAGACATGAAGTAGACGCATTCATCTGTTCGCTGTCTCGAGTGAAGGAGGTCTTGCCCGGGAAGGGCTCAAAACAGGTCGCTTGACAAGGGACAGGATCGTCAGGTGTACGCCAAGCCTGCATGGTGACACTGATGAAGGTCTTGTCGCCAATCGTCACGATCTCTGGGCGATGCTCCTTGATGCGAAGCTCAGGCCACTTCTCTAGTAGAGCTGCGAAGCGTGTCGGGACATCCACATAGTTACTCAAGTCCATAGCGACTCGCTTCCTCGTACTTGTTGATCACGATGCTCAGGCTTGAATTGGCAAGTTCTGGATCTCTTGCGTCGTAATGGTCAATGAGGTGATCGTAAAGATCAAGGCTCATAATGCGCCAAAAGTCGGCGCGCTTCTCTCGTAGTTTCAATCTGATCTCAAGATCGGCGATGTGCTTCTCCTGCTCTCTGATCGTCTGAACCATGCCGTCGGGGTCGTTCATTGGATAATCCTTCCTAGTTGGATAATCCGACCATATCAGACGGGTGTGTCAGAGATGAGCATCGCGTGACGCTGATTCTCCGATGTGCCTCCCCAAATGCCCGGAAGAGCTCGATAGCCGAATGAGAGCGCATACTTGAGACAATCGTCTATCACTGGACAACTCTCACAGACTGCAACAGCTCTCCGAAGATGCTTCCATGCTTCAGCACCAACCTCAGGGAAGAACCAGTCAACGGGCAGATCACGACAAGCTGCTTCTTCTTGCCAGCTGAGGCTGTTCAGCATGAGATGCTCCAAGGTTGCCATCCACACTTCCCTGCCTCTTCTCGAGCGTTATAGAGAAGAGCTGCCCACCGCAAGTTTGTGGCAGGGTCAAACATTTGCTCAGGTGCAATCCCGAGATCTGCCCACCATTCGTGGTGCGCGTACCAGTTCCCCTGTGTAAGGCCGTAATCCCTGCAGGGTCGGTCACTGTCAGACTTTGAGCAAGCGTCGGGCTGACACCGTGATTCCCTCCACATGACGCGACCGAGGGTCTGCAAGACTTCTGTCTGATTGGGCCAGCCCATCTCTACGGCGAGCGGTAGCCATTCTTGACACTTGGTGTCGGGATCTATCTGGGCGAGCTGTACGAGCGTTGTAGAGGTCTCTACGGGCTCATCGTAGATAGTCGCGTTCTCTTCTGCGATCATCTGAGCGATGAGGGCTTCTTGGTCTGCGATCTGCTCATCGGTCAGCGGAACGATCTGGACAGTCTGAGGGATTCTGATCGTGGTTTCTGGCGGTGAGTCTGACGATGATCCGAAGACCACGACCAGACTGAAATATGCGAACGCCACAAGGGCTAGAAACTTGAACGGGTGCATTATGTGCCTCCAGTGTCGGGGCTCAGCTGTTGCTGTGCTCTCTTGGCTCAATCAGTTGACCGAATGAGCGACGCGATGTCAAGTCATTCGGCGAAGATTCGAGTAAACGCTTCCTCTACAAGTTTCGGATTATCTGCCATCAGTGGCGAAATCTCCACATGAGTCCAGCCAGCTCCGGGTGTGCCTCCGTTGCGTGTGGGAGTCCAAGCCTTCCAAGCGTCACGATCGCAGCGGTAGCCTGCTCCCCACTTTGTCAGACCTGTCAGAGGGCATCCAGTGCCATCGTAGGCATGGATCTCTTCAATGTTCAGATCGTCACGGTGCTCATAGAGGAACTCCACAAGAATCTTCCGCTGTTCTTTTGTGCCTCGAAGATCTACTGCGCGCCATGTGGCATGGACGGACAGCGCAGAGCCTGAACGCATCGGACGGTTTGCATAGATGCCGATGTTCTTGACACCGCACAGATACTCAATGATTTCAACGAACCGCTTTGTGCCGGCGCGTGGTGTGGGATGGTTTCCGTCTTTGTTGCCGGTGTACGGTCGGCTAGTCATTGTCTTTGTCCTTTTCCTGTTTGTCACGAAGCCCGTTACTTGCGAGGACTCCTCCCAAAAGTCCCAAAAGTGCCATAAATGCTGGGTTTAGGATGCTGAGGAATTCTTGGTCTGTGGGTGATGGTTCGAGCGGTTGTACGACGAATAGCACGCCGTACAAAATTCCTAGCATTGAGATTCCAAACACGAACGACAAAGTAATGCCGACAACAAATATGAGTCGGGCCTTGATCTCAGAGTTTGACAGTTTTTTCATGGTGTTGTAGCTCCTATTGAAGTGTCACATCTGGGCGCTTCGGGTTTGGTTTCGCAGGTGTGTCGAGTGCGGTCGCTACAGCTGGTGATGACCAGCATGAGTGCTACAGCGAGAGCGGCGACTACGGCGAGAGTTTTCATCAGGCTAATTGTGCCACAAATGCAGTAGAGATGACATTGGTGTTTGCCCATGTTGCTGGCACTGTTGCTGAAAGTCCTGTTCCTTGCAGATATGTCGCCGAAGCGTTAAAAACAAAAACGCTGACTGTGCTAGTAGAGGCTTCACGGACACCGCCATAGAAAACACTGCCAGCAGGTGTCATTCGGACATCACCAATTAACTCGCCGTTATCAGGCGACGGAAATGTGAGACCTGCAGGCAAGTTGATAGTGACTGCGCCAGTGATTGCTGAAGTGGAACCCAAAGTGAATGTGCCGTGCCAAAAAAGAATTTTATTAAACACAGAATAAGCGGCCACCCATGTCCCGTTACCGACAGTCACACCAGAAGCAAATGTCGGTGTGTAACTGGTCCATGCTCCCGCAGCATTTAATTCTGCTGCAGTCAAAATACTGCCCGATGTGAACGATCCAAAATTTGCCATAATGTTTTCTCCTTTTAAACGCCTAAACGACTTGTGTCCAAAACGCCGAAAACAGCGTCATCTAAAATAAAATTGTTGTAATAAGTCAATGGTGTCATAATCATACTGATATCGGTTTTCTCGGGTGTGGCGTTAAATGTCATTTGTTCTGGCCAAAAATAACCTGTAACAGATGTGCCACCCGGTGGCGTGTAAGACACTTGTACAAATTTGTTTTGGCTAAACAAGAAATTTGCAAGTCTTAAGGCTAACTCATTTTGCGCGACATCTGTAAACGACAAGTTAAGCATGACGGTTTCAGGGTCGGTGAAAGTGTTGGCGTACCATTCGGCAGTTGAGGACACTTTGTTGCTTTGT